GTAGCAAAGTCAGCATTATTTACTGGAATAGATTTAGAAATGAAGAATGCACAGAAGGACAGAATACAAGAATTAACACAAGTTGCAAGACAACAAGCATTACAACAAGCAAGTCAAACCGCAAAAAATGTACAAGAAACTGCAAGAAGTAAGTTTGAGTTAGATAAAGCAAACGCAACATTAGGATATACATTAGATGTTGCAAGATTAGGTGTTAAAAAAATGGAGGCTGATATTCAGTCAACAATGACAAACACACAAAGGACAACTCAGCAGATTGCTACAGAAGCATTGATGCAACAACCTAATTTAAGATTGGCATTAGCAGAAATTGACCAAAGAAGAGCAAATATTGCAAAAACTGACGCAGAAAGGTATAATATTAACCAAGATACAAGGAATAAGGAAAGGACAGGAATACTTCAACAATTGGACATAGATTTAAGAGAAAAAGGTATAAATCCAAACGACCCTATGTATATGCGCATATTAGGACAAGCAATAGACAAACCATTTAACGAATTGAAAGAATGGTGGAATAAGATTTGGAAATAACTTAATATGAAGATTAAAAATTATTAAAAACAAAACCCCTACCCGATAGGGTAGGGGATATTCACACGATGTTAGTAAATAAATTATATTTATACATTAATTAACACTTACATTGCATTGACACTTAATTTAATATAAATTATAGGAAAAATATTATGTTAAGTACGAGTATAAACCTTTAAAAATCAAACAAATGGCTTACCGAAAAAGAAGTCGGCTGTATAGCCGCAGAAATCGTGCCAAGCGTGGCAGAACAAAAAGATTGAAGAAATATTATGTATCACGCGGCGGAATAAGATTATAAAACCTTTTAAAACCAACCAAAAATGGCAAACAAAAACCTGTTTAATTCGGTAGAAGTATCAAAACCGAAAAAAAACGTGTTCGACTTGACCCACGATGTTAAAATGTCAAGTAAAATGGGACAACTAACGCCTACATGCGTTATCGAGTGCGTGCCTGGAGATATGTTTAATATAGGATGTGATTCATTAATACGATTCGCACCCCTACTCGCACCAGTTATGCATAGAATGGACGTGAGTATGCACTATTTTTTTGTACCAAATCGTATAGTTTGGGAAAATTGGGAAAAATTTATTGTAGATGCAAATAGTCCACACACACTACCCTATTTGGAGTATATGTCAAGTGCAACGGTCGCAGAGAAAAAGTTCTTGGATTATTTAGGAGTACCACCAAACAATAGTAGTCCGAATGTAACGGCAAACATTAATGCTATACCATTAGCGGCATATCAAGCGATATATAATGAGTATTATCGCGACCAAAATTTAGTAGCAGAAGTAGATTATAAATTAACAGACGGAAATAATATTGCAACTGCAAGTCAATTATTAACACTTCGTAAAAGAGCATGGGAGCACGATTATTTTACAAGTGCATTACCATGGGCACAAAAAGGTACTGCAGTTGATATTCCAATTGGAAATATTGAAAATGATGTTCCTGTAAGAATTAGTAATAATATAGTTGATAGAAACGCTTATTCAAGAGTTACAGGTGGAAATGCTGATTTTGACCATTTTAAAGCAAAGCAAGATTTAGGCAGTTCAACAGTAGATCCAGATTATTTATTTGTTGACGGCGACGAATTTGATATTTCAGCAACAACAATTAACGACTTACGTAGAGCATTTCGTTTACAAGAATGGTTAGAGAAAAACGCGCGTGGCGGAACCAGATACATTGAAAATATTTTAATGCATTTTGGTGTTAAGAGTTCCGACAAGCGTTTACAAAGACCAGAATACATAACAGGAGTAAAAACACCGGTAGTAATTTCAGAAGTATTAAATACAACAGGAAATGAAAACCAATTGCCACAAGGTAATATGGCAGGACATGGTGTAGCAGTAACAACAGGTAAATATGGTTCATATTTTTGTGAAGAGCATGGATATATCATCGGTATCATGTCAGTTATGCCAAAAACTGCTTATCAGCAAGGCGTACCAAAAACATATCTTAAAAATGACCCGCTTGATTTCTTTTGGCCTTCATTTGCACATATTGGAGAACAACCCGTAGTAAATGCAGAGTTATTTGCATATACCAATGGAGACCAAAATACATTTGGTTATGTACCCCGTTATGCGGAGTATAAGTTTATGCCAAACCGAGTTGCTGGAGATTTTAGAACTACACTTGATTATTGGCATTTAGGAAGGATATTTAACAACCTACCCTCTTTAAACCAAACATTTATTGAGTGTTCACCAGAAGACGTAGACCGCATATTTGCAGTATTAGATGAACCAGAAGGAACAGACAATCTTTATTGTCAAGTATTGCATAAGATTCGCGCGGTAAGACCTATGCCTAAGTTTGGAACTCCAATGTTCTAACTATGAGTACTCGATGTGTAACACCATTTTACAAAAAAATGGAGTTGGTCAAGGGAGTAGACACAGGATATATTCCCTTTCCATGCGGTAAATGTCCCCCATGTGTTAGGAGACGTGTATCAGGCTGGGCATTTAGACTAAATAAACAAAGTGAGCAGAGCAATTCTGCTCACTTCGTTACACTTACTTACAATGATGAACACATTACAAAAACTAAAAGCGGATTGGATACGCTTGTTAAAGCGGACGTACAAAAGTTTTTTAAAAGGCTTAGAAAGTTAACAAAGGAAAAGATTTCATATTACGCAGTTGGCGAGTATGGATCAGACGGACAAAGACCACATTATCATATTATATTATTTAACGCAAACCCAAAAATTGTAGAAAATGCTTGGAGTATTAATGATGTTAGTATTGGTAATATCCATTTTGGTGATGTTGGTGAAGCCAGTGTTGGATACACTCTTAAATATATTTCAAAAGAGAAGAAAATACCAATGTTTAACGGAGATGACAGACAAAAGGAATTTGCATTAATGAGCAAAGGACTTGGAAAAGGTTATTTAACGGAACAAATGGTAAAATGGCATAAAAGGAATATAGAAAATAGAGTATATCTACCATTAAAAGACGGCAAGAAAGCCGCTATGCCAAGATATTATAAAGACAAGTTATATGACAAAGGTCAAAAGTTTAGAATTGGCGTATTTATGCGAGCAACGGCTGAAGAGTTGGAAGAGGCTATGGAAAATGAGTATGGAGATAATTTGGAGAGAGTCAAAGTTGAACAAGTTATTAACGATTTTCGCAGAATGTATAAAAAAGCTGAAAAGCGACAAAAACCATTTAAACAAAACAAATTAAAAGTTAAGTTATGAGCCACAAAGCAGTTAGCAGTTACAAGAAAACCTACAAAGGTCAAGTAAACAACGAAGAAAGTAAGACAGTACCCGACCAGAGTATGACATTAAGAGAATTATTGGTAAGGTATGCAAAAGGATTGCCACTGGAAGGTGCAAAAACACCTATTTGGGAAGGAGAAGAAGGATTTGACGTAGATCCTGAGAAGTTAGATTTAGCAGAAAGAGAAGAATTAGCAGAAAAGGCAAGAGAAGAGTTAAAGGCAATTAATGAAAGAGTAAAAGACGCAGTAGAAAAGAAAAAGGCTAAAAAGCGTAGCGTTATCACTGACATTAAGGAAGAAACACAAGAAAATGACAATTAAAACCCTAAAAACGGGTTTTATTGTTGTTAGCGGTAGCGCAACAATAAAAACCAAGACAAGCGATAGCGCGTCAGCAATAAGCACTAATTACCCTTGATATATTAGTGCTTATTGACACCAAAGCCACAAATAAGCGAAAAGGACGAATAAACGACGCAGAGGTACGATAAGGAGAGAAAAAGGACAATAAGCTAAAAAGTGGATTTAGGTAAATAAATAAAAACACTTAAAAAAACAAAGTTATGCCCGGACCATTAGTAGCCCCATTAATTATGGCAGGCTCTGCATTAGCAGGACAAGGAATAAACGCTGCACAACAAAGCAGCATGAATAGAAAAACAAGAGAATGGAACGAGAAGATGTATGGTATGCAAAGGCAACATGCATTACAGGATTGGGATATGCAAAACGCATACAATAACCCAGCAGCACAAATGGCAAGATTAAAAGCTGCGGGATTAAACCCACATTTAATATACGGTGGTGGACCTGGTAACGTAAGTCAACCAGTAAGGAGTACAGATGCAAAAAGT